GGCGTCGAAACGTCGTTACGAGAATGGCCACAAGGGGTTTTGGCAGATATCCTTTCAGGCGTACTGCGACATGCCGCCATGCACCATCGAGAGGAAGGTGGCGCGCTGCAAGGATGGCGAGCGCAGGATGAAGACCTATCGAATGGAGAGGGTGGACACGCGCCCGGTGAACTGCATTCAGGTGGAGGGCGGCGAGTATCTCGCCGGGGAGTCCCTGATGCCGACATGCAATAGCACCATCATCACCTGGGCGAAGACGATCCAGGACGTGCTCGCCTCTCACGGTGATGATCCGTTGCCCGAGTGGCATGGCCGTGAAGTGACGGTCGGGATCTTCAGCCATACCCGCCCCATCAGCAAAGCCTTCCTCTACCAGATCCAGCAGGAGCTGCAGAACAACCGCCTGCTGCAGGAGCTCTTCCCCGACATCCTCTGGGAGAATCCGGTCCGGGACGCGCCGCGCTGGTCGCTCGACTCGGGACTGGTGGTGAAGCGCCGGAGCAATCCGAAAGAGGCGACAGTCGAGGCGCACGGCCTGGTGGATGGCCAGCCGACCTCCAGGCACTACACCATCATGGTCTATGACGACGTGGTGACCCGCGACTCGGTGACCACGCCGGAGATGGTGGAGAAGACCACCAAGGCGTGGGAGGAGTCGCTCAACCTCTCAAGCGAGGGCGGCGTGATCCGATACATCGGCACGCGCTGGGCCTATCACGACACCTACAAGACCATCATGGAGCGCGGGGCAGCGATACCGCGCATCTACCCGGCGACGGATGACGGCACGTTCGAGGGCAAGCCCGTGCTCTTCAGTGAGGAGTATTGGCGCAACAAGATCCGCGACATGGGTCCATACACGGCTGCCGCACAGCTCCTGCAGGACCCGCGCATCGCCAATACCGACGGCTTCGACCGTGAGTGGCTGATGTACTACAAGCCATCGAAGTCGATGGGCGTGGGGATGAATCTCTACCTGATCTGCGATCCCGCCAATGAGAAGAAGAAGGATTCCGACCGTACGGCCATGGTGGTGGTTGGGCTGGGGGCGGACCACAACCTCTATCTCATCGATGCCATCTGTGCCCGCATGGACCTCGACCAGCGCACCGAGTGGCTGATCCGGCTGCACAAGAAATACCGGGCCCGCGGCAAGGTGCGAGTGGGCTACGAGAAGTACGGCAAGGATGCCGATATCCAGCACATCGAGTACGTGCAGGCCGAGCAGAACTACCGTTTTCCCATTACGCCGCTCAGTGGCCAGGTGAAAAAAGAGGATCGCATTCGCCGGCTGCGCCCGGATATGCGTGAGGGCCGCTGGTGGTTTCCGACCGAGCTGTTCCGACCTGATTCCGAAGGCCAGCAGCAGGAGATGGTGGAGTGGTTCCTGGTCCACGAGCTCGACCCGTTCCCGGTCGGCGAGCATGACGACATGATTGACGCCATCGCCCGAATTTATGACATGCAGATGGTTTGGCCGAAAATGATTGACGCTCCGGCCGACCGCTATGCGAAGAAGGCACGCCGTGAGCGAGGCAGAAACGTCGGGTGGATGGGAGCGTAATGGCCTACCGCAAGGGAAGCGAACTCGACAAGGAAGCGGAGATCACGAAGCGGGCGCGAAAGTGCTATCGCGACGCCTCCGATGCGAGCGGCGAGTGGCGCGAAGAGGCCGAGGAAGCCTACGACGTGATCGCCGGCCATCAGTGGGATGAAGCCCAGCTGGCAAAGCTGCGCGATGAGCTGCGGCCGGCCGTCACGTTCAACGTCACCGGCAAGTTCGTGGATGCGGTCAGCGGCCTGCAGATCGGCAATCGCCAGGAGATCCGGTATATCCCCCGGGAGCTTGGCGAGGCGAAGCCCAACGAAATGCTCACCGGTGCCGCGGAGTGGGTGCGTGACGGCTGCGATGCCGAGGCGGAGGAAACCGAGCAGTTCATCGACCTGATTACCTGCGGCATGGCCTGGTCGGAGATGTTCATCGACGACGAGGACAATCCCGAGGGGGATATCAAGGCCGAGCGCCGCGACCCGCTGATGATGTACTGGGACCCGGCAGCGAAGAAACGCAACCTCAAGGACAAGCGCTGGCTGCTGCGCATCAAGCCGACCACCTTCGAGGAGATCGAGGAGCGCTGGCCGGACAAGGCCGACGAGATCGGTGAGCGCGGCGGCAATGACTGGGGCATGGAGTACGAGATGGACTCGGGTCTGCACAATGCGGACCTTGCCGAGTTCTACCTTGATGACCAGAGTCCCTCCGGCACCCGTAACGAAATCCCGCTGGTCGAGTATCAGTGGTTCGAGAAAGAGACGCGCTACCAGGTCGTTACCGGGCAAGGTGTGCAGACGGTAACCGGGCGCCAGTTCCGGCGGATGCGCGACTGGGCGGCGCAGAATGGTGTGCCACTGACCGCGGCGACCGTACGCAAGAAAATCTTCTACCGGGCCTTTCTCGTCGGTGACACGCTGCTCGAGTGGGGTGAGAGCCCGTACCAGAAGGGCTTCACCTACATCTGCATGACCGGCAAGCGTGACCGCAACCGCAACAGCTTCTACGGCATGGTGCGGGCGCTGAAAGACCCGCAGTTGTGGACCAACAAGTTCTTCAGCGAAATCCTGCACATCATCAACACGAACGCGAAGGGCGGGATACTCGCCGATCGCAATGCTTTCGAGAACGCCGCTGAGGCAGAGGCGGAATGGGCGCGGCCGGACTCAATCACCTGGCTTGGGGCAACACACGACGACAACGGCAAGCCGGTGGTGATCCCGAAGCCGCAGAGCCAGTACCCGCAGGGCCTCGACCGGCTGATGACATTCACCATGCAGTCCCTGCCCGAGGTCTCTGGGCTCAATCTGGAGCTGATGGGGCTCGCCAATCGCGATCAGGCCGGTGTGCTGGAGCAGTCACGGAAGCAGGCCGGGATGACCATGGTGGCCTGGGCGTTCGAGTCGATGCGCCAGTACCACCAGGAACATGGGCGGATGCTCGCCTACTACATCCGGGAGTTCATCAGTGACGGGCGGCTGATCCGCATCAAGAGCGAGAAGGGCAGTCAGCAGTTTATCCGCCTGCTGCGCGACCAGCAGTTCTACGAGTACGACGTGATCGTGGATGAGGCACCGACCAGCCCGAACCAGAAGGAGCGGGTCTGGGCGATGCTCTCGCAGATGCTGCAGCCGATGCTTGCCGCTGGCCTGCCGATTCCGCCCGACGTGCTCGAATACAGCCCGCTACCGGCCTCGCTGGTGGAGAAGTGGCGCGGGGTTATCGACAACCCGCAGAAGCAGCAGAAGCAGCAGCAGGCCGAGCAGCTCGCACAGCAGCAGGCGATATCCGATCTGCGCAAGTCGCAGGCTGACACCGAGAACACGCAGGCGGAGACACGCAAGACACTGGCTGAGATTCAGAAGGTATTGTCCGAGATCGCGGAGAATCGGGCGGATGTGGGCAAGACCGAGGCCGAGACTGCCAAGGTGGCGGCCGAGGCCGGGCGAACTATGGCGGGTGGGTAGTGAACGACTACGAGGAGAAGCTCGATATCCTGCGCCGAGAAGTGCAGACGGCGCTCCCGAAGGCGGGCGTGCGGGTGCAGGACCATGGCGACGGCTGGTATGTGATCGTGCAGCGCGGCCGGCGCAATCGCACGTTCGAAATCCCCGCGGCCAGGGCGTTCAATCCGCACGAGCGGGCCGCCGAGATCATCGGGGCGTTCAATGCCACTTGAGGACTGGCTCTGGGTGGTGCAGGCGCTGAAGCAGCGCTTCGGTGAGGATCTCATCGATGTGCACGAGGTGCGGGAGATCGGCGGCGAATCTTTTAGTGTGCGCTTCAAGCTGTCGAAGACCCGCACGCATGTCTTCCTGCTGCGTCTGGACGTGAAGGGCTATGACGGCCAACTGCTGGGACTTGCGCATCAGGATGACCCGCAGTCGGCATTGGATGCGTTAATGGACGATATGGCCGAAGTGATCGAGGGCAAGTACGGAGTGGCGGTATGAAGTGGCGGATTCTGGCACTGGCAGCGCTTCTGGTCTCGTTTTCAGCGAGTGCCGCGCAGATCGTGACGCTGAGCTGGGTGGCACCGACGCAGCGAGAGGATGGAACGGCGCTCTCTCCGAGTGAGATCCGGAACTACCGCGTGGAGTGCAAGGCCGATCCCAGCGTTGCCGATGTGGATGCCTCGACCACCTTCCCGGGGACGGTGAGCAGCGGCGATATCGACCTCTCCACGTTCCTGCCGGAATACCGCAGCTACACGTGCGTTATGCGGGCGGTGGATACCGATGGCCTGGTTTCCGGGCCGAGCAACTCGGTGATGCTGCAGAAGGAGAAGTTCCCCCCAAAGCCACCGGCCACGGTCACCGCGGCAAAGTAGGAGGCCATATGCCATCGAAGAGCCGCAAACAGGCACGCACCATGCGGGCGGCCTGCCATGACAGCAAGTTTCGCAAGAAGGTGGGGATCCCCAAGGGGGTCGCCTGCGAGTACGAACGGGCAGACAAGCGCAAGCGGAGGAAGTGATGGCGGATCACGCCGAAGACCTGACCGAGCACCTGGACCCGGACGGCGATCCCAACCTCGAGGAAGAGGCTGAGCTGGAGGGCGCCGAGCAGTCCGAGGAAGAGACCGAAGGCGAGGAGGCGGAGCAGGCCAGCGCCGAGGAGGAGGAAGAGGGCGGCGGCGAGGAAGAGCCGAACCCTGTCGGCCGGGCCGTCGTCGCCGAGCGGCGCAAGTGGCAACAGCGCCTCGAGGAGGCAAACCGGCGCAACCAGTATATCGAGGAGCGCTTCAACAAGATGGTTGAGGCGCAGCAGCGCTGGTTGGAATCGCAGAGCCAGGGCCAGCAGCGTCAGCAAGAGGCTGAGCCGGAGATCCCGGACTTCACCGAGGATCCGGAAGGCCATGTGCGGGCGCTGCAGGATCGCCACCAGCGGCAGTTGCAGGCCCTGGAGCAGAAGGTGAGTCAGGGTGAGGAGCACATCACCCAGCAGCAGCAGATGCAGCAGCTCACCAGCCAGATTGCCGCGCGGGAGCAGCAGTTCGTTGCGGACAACCCCGACTATTACGACGCGCTCTCCCATGTCCGCCAGGTGGAGAGCAAGCGCCTGGAGGCCCTCGGCGTGCCGCCGGAGCAGATCCAGCAGACGTTAAGCCAGCAGGAGCTACAGATGGCGACGTTCGCGCTGCGCCAGGGCAGAAACCCCGCGCAGGCCATCTACGAGTCGGCGAAGTATCTCGGCTACCAGGGAAAGCAGGAGGAAGGTGCTCAGGATGAGGAAGCCGCAAAGATCGAGGCCAAGGCGAAGCGCGACAAGGCGAAGAGCATGGGCGGCGGTGGTAAGGCAACGAGCCAGAGCATGGAAGACCTGGGCGAGGACGAATTCGACGAGCTCATGACCAACCTTTTCCCGGGTGCCACGCAGAAATACAACCCCCTGGACTGATCTCCTCCCCCTGGCACGGGTTGCCCCGCTTCGGCGGGGCTTTTCTTTGGGGTATTCAATAGTGGGCACCGTGTTGTATAGACTCGCTCTAATATCGCATTGAGCGAATCGGCCGGCGGGCCGTAAAACACGCGCCGGGTATCGGCAGCCCTCCCCAAATGCCGTCTCTCGCCCTCGGCCGCGCAGTGCCGAAGTCGCTTTCGCAGCGGAATGCGAAATCAGACATGGCGTAAGGAGACGGCGCAATGGCGACCACGGAATATCCAGTCAATCATCCGCTTGCGGTCAAGAAGTGGGCGCGTTCCTTGATGAAGGAAACGCTCAAGATGACCCAGGCGTTCAAGTTCATGGGCAAGAACGCGAACGCGATTGTCCAGCTGAAATCCGAGCTCAAGGGCGAGGGCGACAAGGTCACCTTCGGCCTGCGCATGCAGATGGGTGGCAAGGGCCGGCGCGGGGATAACACCCTGGAAGGCTACGAAGAGGCCCTGGTCACGCACAACGACTACGTGATGATCGACCAGCTGCGGCACGCGACCCGCTCCAAGGGCCGCATGTCCGAGCAGCGCGTCCCCTTCAGCGTTCGCGCCGAGGGCCGCGACGGGCTGGCCGACTGGTGGTCGGATCGCATCGACACCTGGTTCTTCAACCAGCTCTGCGGCTTCGACCCGGGCGACACCGAGTACGCCGGTCTGAACACGGTGAACTCGCCGACCTCGGACCACCAGCTGTTCGTCAACCAGGATTCGGAAGCCTCACTTGGCGCCTCCGACACCTTCGATCTCACCTACATCGACTACTGCGTGGAGAAGGCGAAGACGCTCTCCCCGCTGATTCGTCCGGTGAATGTCGGCGGCGGTGGCCGGAAGTTCGTGATGTTCCTGCACCCCTATCAGGTGACGGACCTGCGCACGAACACGGATACCGGCCAGTGGCTCGACATCCAGAAGGCGGCGATGCAGGGCGGCAAGGTGACCGGCAATCCGATCTACACCGCTGCGCTGGGCGAATACCACGGCGTCGTCCTGCACGAGTCCACCCGCATCCCCAGCCCGATCTCCAACGTCAGGCGAGCACTGTTCTGCGGTGCTCAGGCCGGGGCCATGGCGTTCGGTCGAGGGTACGGGCAGACGACGATGGAGTGGGTCGAGGAGCTGTTCGACTACAAGAACCAGCTCGGCATTGCAGCCGGCCTCATCGGCGGGCTGAAGAAGACCCAGTTCAACTCTGAGGACTACGGCACCATCGTCGTTTCGTCCTACGCCGCAGCGCATACCTGATAAGGAGGTGAGCTGAGATGGCCACGAAGTATTCGAACCTCACCGACTCCTCGGGCGGCGCCGCGGTCATTGCCGGGGCGATCCATGCGGGTCTGAACGTCCGCGTCGGCGTGCACTCGCTGAACGGCACGTCGCTGTCCGCAGGCGATGTCCTGCAGATGGTGCCGGTTCCCCACGGGGCGACCGTGGTGGACACCATCCTGCAGACCAAGTGCGACAAGGTCGCGTTCACGGTGGGCGACGGCGACGATGCCGACCGCTACATCGTGACCACGACGATGTCGGACTCGGCGGCGGCACAGCATGCCCAGACGGGCGTCGGTCATCAGTACGACATCTCCGATGATGTCGCCGATGACCTTCGCTACGACACGGTGGACGTAACCGTGGGAACCGTCACTTCGGCCACTTCGGGCGGCTCGGTG